ATGTGGCCAATTTGGCATCCACATCAACTTGTGACGAGTCAGGAATATGACTCTATCAAGCAAGCAATGGTGTTTGATTATCACATGAATCTTATTACGGAAGAAGAAATTCCCGCTGGTCATTAATTACCCAAAACGAGTGAATCAACAGAAAGAAAAAAGCTTTTGAAAGGGAGAAGTAAATAAAATGGCAAATGAGGAAATTCTTGACAAAGCTGTCGAAAAAGCTGCAAGTAATATTTCGCTTGAGAATATAAAAAACTTCCTCTCGCGATAAAAACCGCCTCCTTTATGGAGGTGATAAAATGAAAATGGATGATAATAGTACGACGGTTATCTTGACAGCATTGGCATTGTCGTTTATATTGTTGTTACAGTTTATTTACAAATGAGAGATAGGGCTCGGTCAAAATGATCGGGCTCTTTCTCTTTCATTGAGGTGCACAAAATGAAAACTTATGAGATTTATGTAAAGATAAGTGCTATAGATCATTTTTGCAACCAACTGAGATTATATGGATGCATCATTAAAAGTACCAAAATAGTATTCTCAAAGCAAGGTAAAGTAATCTATCGCATGATTATTGAAGCTCCAGAAAAATTTATTGATCCAAATTTTTGGATGGCGAAGGGCTAACAAGCCCTTTCCTATTTTAAAAGGAGATAGCTATGAATGCTCAAAATTTCTTTATTGCTTATGCAGATTGTCTGGAGATAGCTAAAAAGACTTCCGACATTCGGAAAGTTTTAAATGAGCTTTATCCAAATATTAGTCTAATACGACAACTTTCAAAAGCATGGGAGGATGGGATTGTTACGAGTGAAGAATATGAGCTTGTAAGACAATATATTATTTTAAATAATGGGGGTTACTAATGGCCTTATGGCAGATAGTCTTCGACCCGGATTTGCTCAGACTCGATCCCCCTTCCTCTACGATTTTCAGCTGGATGCTTTGCAAAGAATGCGAAGCGGGTGCATCCTCAATGGAGGCACTGGAAGCGGTAAATCGCGCACTGCTCTCGGGTATTTCTTTCAACTTAATGGTGGTGACCTACGGCGAAAAGATTCGAAAATGCGGGAAAGACCTATGGACCTTTATATTATCACCACAGCCGCAAAAAGAGACCGAAATGAATGGAATGGCGATATGGTCCCCTATCTTATCACAACAGATCAGAATACAGCAATTTATACCCATACGGTCGCCATCGACAGTTGGAATAATATACAAAAATACATCAATATACGAGATGCTTTCTTCATTTTCGATGAAGACCGAGTTACAGGATACGGAAAATGGGTCAAGTCATTTCTCGCCATCACAGACCCACAAAAAGGCAATATATGGCTCATCTTGTCGGCCACGCCGGGCGACACCTGGATGGACTATTGCCCCGTATTCATTGCCAACGGATTCTATAAAAACAAAACTGACTTCTGCAACCAGCACGTAATCTGGAGTCGTTTTGCAAAGTTTCCAAAAATTGATCGATATTTCAACACGAGAAGACTGGAACGATTAAGGGATCGCATCCTGGTTGAGATGGATTTCAAACGTAGCACAATTCAGCATCATGAAGATGTCTGGTGCAATTATTCGCATCTCGAATATAAGACATTTATTAGAGAGCGTTTTAATCTCTGGACAAATGAGCCGGTCAAAAACGCGGCTGAATTGTGTTTTGGCATGCGTAGGATTGTAAATGAGGATACAGATCGTCAGGTCAAATTGATGGAGATCTTTGAAGATCACCCCAAACTCATTATATTCTATAACTACGATTACGAACGCGAAATCCTTCTAAACTTATTCGAAAATGTGGATGGATGCGAGATAGGAGAATGGAATGGACATGCTCATAATGAAGTCCCGGACGGACCGGAATGGGTTTACTTGGTACAGTATAATGCCGGAGCCGAGGGCTGGAACTGCATCACAACCGATACCATTGTCTTTTTCTCCCAGACATATAGCTATAAGCAACTTCAGCAGGCTTGCGGACGCATCGATCGACTTAACACACGGTTCGTGGACTTGTACTACTTCCATCTTAAATCCCGATCTGGAATTGACGCAGCTATATCCCGCGCATTAAGTAATAAAAAGAAATTCAACGAAGGTGCTTATATGCGAAAAATGCAAATACAGTTTGATAATAAGGAGAACTGAGGCTTATGAATACAAAATCGAACTTATATTATGCGGATTGCTATGATAAAATGGCAAAGAAAGATTTAGCAGTATATGGTGTGTGCAATGGAAAGATTCAGAATATTGGAAATGAACAATACATTTATCAAGACTGCATTAATTGCCCATATTGGGCATGTGCAATAGCAGTAAAGGCAATTCAAGCAAAAAATGCATAAAGGAGCTTGAAAATGGCTGATTACAGCAATATTCAAAGGGTTGTTATTCGGAAACCTGTTGATCTGCAAGATGCTATTAAAGCTTTTGAAATTCTTCATGAGCTTAATCAGCAAATTGATGTCATCCGAATTATGGCAGAACGTCAGGTTCTTCCAAGAATTATCATCGACCATATGATGATGCAGATTGACCTAAAAATTGAAGAAGCAGTAAAACTTGCAGGCTTTGCTAATACAGATGATATGAAGTATTTTACAACACATTTTATGAATTTATAAGGAGACTGGATCAAAATGGAAGAAAAAATTGTTTACACGATAACGGTTCGCACCAATCAGGATGGCATTCGTGCTGCTGCAATTGTCAAGAATGTTCGTTATCCCGATGGTTCCATCGAGTCTACGCTCACAACGGCATTTGCTCAGGAGGATTTGGATTTGTTGATGGAAATTCTTGATGGCCGCAAGCCGATCAGTGCTGCAATAGGTGGTGAGATTTGTGGCGATTGAGTTAAGTCTAGCATCATATTGTCAGAATTGCAGGAATATTACTCCTGTTGCTGTTAAAATGCCGGATAATACCGGTGTTTTCATTGAATGCGAAGATAAAAAACGTTGTGCATTCTTGGCTCGTTTTATCCACAATCAGATGCGGAACGAAAAATGCGGGGGGGATCAAAATGGGAATTATTAGAAAGTCAACTGCAGGCATTGATCGGTTCTTTGCAGAAGCACATGACATCTCATTTCATAATTATGTGTCTTATCGAACTGTGGAATTTCTTTGGAGAGGTGCTCGTTATCGTCTGGTTTCTACTGGGGATCTTTATGTTTTAGACTATAGCGGGCTTCCTACGCTAATTCACCCATTTGAGAGCGTCTATAAGAACGAGCATATCTCTTGCGTCTCTGTTGCAGACCAGAGAAACTATTACGTACGTAGAAGAAAACAGATTCGATTAAAGGATCTGGTTTGGGCCGCATTCGGTGATCGGGATTTGCCGAAAGGAAGCCATATTATCTGTAAAAATGGAAACTGGCAATCCTGTGGAATTAATAATTTGGAGGTGGGCCGATATGGAGTACCCTCAAAAGGAAGTTCGCTTTGATGAATTCTGCCCTAAATGCAAGTTTTATAAGCTAGATGAGGGCGAAGATCCCTGCAATGATTGCTTGCAAAACCCTTCTAACTTACATTCCAGGGTTCCGACGGAGTTCAAGGAGGCAGAAAATGCAAAAACGAGCACGAACGCAAAATCTCGCTCCAGCAGATGTTGAATGGATAAAAAAGCGTATTGAATATCTTCGAAAGAAGCTCTTAGTGCATTCAATCATCTATTATCGACTAGACGAGAACCTTATTTCTGATGAAAAATGGGCAGAATGGGCTTTGGAGCTCGAACAGCTTACCAAAGAATATCCTCATATTGCTCAAAATATATTTCTTGCAAAGGAATTCAAGGATTTCGATCATTCTACGGGATATAATCTACCTTTGGAGACCCCTTGGGCTGTTCAAAAAGCAATGGATCTGGTGGAATATTATAAAAAACATGGATGGAAAGGATAGGTCAAAAATGGCTAAGTTGCGCAAATGCGATGAATGCGCGCATCAAGGAATTTGCAAACTTGAAGATGACTACAGAATGATCTCGAAGAATATGGATCAGGTATATAATTCTGATGCCAAAAATAGTTATTTTGGGGTACCAGATTTGATTTGTTATCGGTTTATTAGAAACCATACAGTTTCTCATACTAATAATTTCGAAAATGCATTACGCTTTAATAATTTGATTGAAGAGGAGGCTAATAAAAATGGCAGAGTTGAAAGATAGTGGCAATCGCAGAGAGTTTGAGACGGGCGCTATGCGAGATATGCAGGAAGGGAAAGGACGGATGGATCTTGTCCCTTGGGGGATTGCTCTGAGCATCCGCGAGGCAATGGGTGATCTCTTCTATACCAGGCATCATGGCTATGAAGTCACAAATGGTAAGTATCAAGCAGTCAGTGCTTACCAGTGCATTGGTCCGATTGTGGAATATGCGGAATGGATGGATAAAGAGCTCAATGATATGGAAGCTTTAGAAGCTGTGCGCGGAAATCACCAGAATCCTATCAATCGACTTCAGGAAATTGAGAATACATTTGTCAGAATGGCAGCAACTTTCATCATGTTCCAGCAGACTACGCCGGATCCAATTAATCGGCTTCAGGAAATTGAGAATACCTTTGTCAGAATGGCGGCTGCACCCATCATGTTCCAGCAGATGACTCCAGATCCCATGAACGGTCAAAATGGTTTCAATCATCAGTCGTTCAGCTTCGATGATAAGGGAGCAGTCACCACACTTTTGAACGATGAATGGGCTTCTGCAATGCTTGAAGTCGCCAAACATTATGAGGATGGCGCTCGAAAGTATTCTGAAAACAATTGGAGGAAAGGTATTGACCCCAAGATTTACTTCGATTCGGCTATGCGACATTTCATGAAGTGGTGCAAACGGATGACGGATGAACCTCATAATCGCGCATTCATTTGGAATTGCATGTGCGGGGCTTGGGAGGCTCAGCAGGAACGTCATAAGATTGCTTGTAATGCAGCTAAGACTGAGAGTACAAATGTAGCTGAGCAGGCGATTCCGGATTCTATGAATGTGCTTCAGAGCTCTCGTGGATGGGATCCGAAGCCTATTGACGGATGACAGTATAAGTATACCTATAGGGGGTCAAAATGTCTCCTAGAGGCCTTAAAATGCGAAATAGAGGGTGTTTTTGATATGTACTTGATTATTTACAAAAAGGGCGATCAAATTGGTTATATCCAGAGTCTTCGAAGCAACTGGGAAGATACTCTTTATGATTTCATTTATATTGTGGGAGAGCAAAAAGATGAAAAGATTCTCGATGTTTTTAAGAGATCTATAAGCAATCTTTCGCTTCCAGACGCCATTCAGCTCATGTATTTTCTCAATGGCGACAAAGTAAAAATTGTGGACATATTCGCCAATGCTCGGCAGGTTGATTTTGGGCAAATTTCTGATGATTTTGAAAGACCTTAAAACGCAAAATGGAGGATACTTTGATATGTATATGTTCATTTACAAAAAGAAAACTGAAGAAAGCAGAAATGGCAATCTAAGTGTAGTGTTTTCCTATAAAGACAACTGGAAAGACGCTTTATGCGACTACATAGCATACAAAGATAATCAGATGCTGGATGAAATTGATCTGAATACCTTGAAACTTTTTAAGAAAGCTCTCTCGAATCTTCCGCTCAATGAGGCAATTCAGCTCATGTATCTTGTATATGGCGATGACCGGATCCTTCTGGATATGTTCGATAATGTCCGAAGAGTTGATTTTGGCCAAACTTCTCCGGATCCGGATGATTCTAATGAGCCTTCGTGAAAAAATCTTGGCCTATAATGGGGTAAACCCACAAATTTTAAGGAGGTTTTCTTATGAAGATCAAAGAAATGACAAAAAAAGGCATTGAATTCGTAAAGGAGAACAAGGCTGCAATTGCAGTTGGCGGAAGTGTATTTGTCTACGGCGTTGGAATGTATCTTTGGGGAAGAATCAGTGGTTGCAAAGTAGGCAAAAATCAGGTAATTCGAAGTTTTGCGAAGGAAATTGACTTTGGTCAATTCACACGCGAGCTTGAATGGAAAGGCGTTGGCCAGTATACTTTTGACCGATTTTTCAATGAAGATTGCTTCAATGGTAAGATTAATAGCTTTGCTAAGGCAGTTGAATTGCTTGGTAATCCTGAAAATACGAAGAATATTACCGGAATGATCATTTGTCGGAAGGAAAATGATTAAAATGTGGGGATTGAGGGCTCGGAAACGGGCTCTCTTCCTTTTATTTTTGAGGAGTAAAACTCCGAAATAATACTCGCAAGAGCGAAATATTACCTAAAAATCGAAAATTTATGGTCAAAATGGCCATTTTTAGAGGTGAAAATGATGAAAAAAAGGACAAAAAAGACGATTTCAAGGGTGATTTCTGGAATTTTGGCGGCTCTTTTTCTGGTAGGAATTGGCCTTTTAGGGCTCTCTGGATTGGGAAGTATTCATGCAAAAGCATGCAATTTTGAGCTCGATGAGGGCATTTCTTGGGGCTCTGATGGGCTTTATTACATGCCTACCGAACTGATTTCGGAGGGCGATTGGAGCGCTTTTCGTGGGTCAAATGGCATAGTTTATGAGTATGATCATGACGTTTTTGGAGACGATTTAGAGGATGCTCCGTATCTTTTAACGATGGATTCGAAGGGTACGAAGGAGTGGTATGATGACGAAATTTTGGTCATTTGGAGGTCTGTTTCGTGAGCGCTTTTGAGATAATTTTTGCAGCATTTTATGTTTCGGCTGCTATTTTTTGGGATCTTTATTTAATAAAAGAGATTGCAGAAAGCATCACCAAAGATGGCGAATTTGACTGGTATCATGTCATTTCGGTCATCATTATATTTCATTTAGCGTTATTTATACTCGCTAAATTCGGATTGGAATAGATGATTGGAGGAAATGAAAATGCTTAAATATGCACTCTCAACATTGGCATTTATCAACATTTTAAGTGCTATGGCAGGTGTCGTTGCAATCATAATGGAATTCGACATTTTCTCGAATAACTCGGACTTTATGGTAAAAATCTCCCCATTTTTACTGACATTAGTTTCTGTAATTACTGTCATTATTTGCGGGTTATTTATAGATTATATTTAAATTTTGGAGGTCAATTTCGTGAGTAAAAAGATCAAGAAAATTTTTGACATAATTTGCTCATTTTTGATCATATTTTGGGCTTTTTTTGTGTGCTGGATTATTGTTGGGCAACCTTGATATTTTTGGGATTTTTGGAGCTTTTTGAGATGCTTAAAATGCGCAAAATTTATGGGACACTTTATGGGACAAAAATCTCAAATAGGCCAAAAATTTGTCCCAAAATTCATTCGCGAAAATAACACGGCTCGGAAAATTCGGCATTTTTGGGCCAAAAAGTGGTCCAATGGGCCAAAAAAGTGGTCAGTGAAAAATTTTTGTCCCATGCTCAAACCGTTGCGGCACAAGGGTTTCAGGGTTTTTTGGGCCAAAAGACCACTTTTTAATTTAATTTATCTCAGAAATTGAAATAATATATAAAAATAATTAAAAAATTTTTGGTCTTTTGTCCCATAGCCTGTTTTTGAGTGAAAAAATAAGGTCAAAATAGGTCAAAAAAGATGATGGAAAATGCGGGCCAAAAATGGGTAATTTTTGAGGTAAAAATAGCAGTTTGAGTGTCAATGAAAAATGTATAATTTTGGAGGTCAAAATGTGCTTTGTTAACTGTGTCGTTGCACTTCTATTTTTGATTAGTTGTATGATGGCAAAAGATCCTTCTGGGATGCCTTATGTAATTACATTTTTTGTATTGGCGATTGTCGGTGAGATTACCGATGCCATCTCCAGATTGCTAATTTCAAAATCTAAGAACCTCGATAAGATTACGGAGAGCACAGAATGGATTTACCTAAATGATAGTTCGGAGGATAAGAATGATTAAAGTTTTTATTATTATTTGTGCTTGGATCATTGGCACTGGCGTTGTTGCGCTTGCTTGCAATAAAGATACTGAGATTGAGCCTGTTGCATATGCGTATTCAATAGGATTTATAGTTGCATTGATTCTTGGGTTTTGGATTTGAGCTTAAGGTCAAAATAAGAATTTTTAAAATTCGCGAAAATATCATGCTCTTTTATGGAGAGGAATAGAAAATAATGGGCGACTTTTATTAGAAGTTCCTTTGAGAGATTGTAGCTTAAGTGGGAGAGCACCTACTGCAAGGTAGAAGGTTATGGGTTCGATTCCCATCAATCTCTCTTTTCTTTCCTAAAAAGATGAGGTGAATAAAATGGCAGGAAAGGAGAACAAGTTCCAAGCAGATCTTGTAAAAGAAATCAAGAAACGATTTCCTGGTGCAATCGTATTGAAGAATGATGCTAACTATTTGCAAGGTATTCCCGATCTTACTGTTCTATGGAACAGATGCTGGGCTATGCTCGAATGCAAGAAAAGTAGTCATGAAATACATCAGCCTAATCAAGATCTTTATATTCAAATGGCCGACAATTTAGGCTTTGGGCGTTTCATCTATCCCGAGAATAAGGAGGCAGTCCTCGATGAAATGGAACGATCATTCAAAATTCGAAGATAAGCATGCATTCTTAAGTCCGAGTAAGCATACATGGCTTCGCTATGATGCTGAAACTTTGAGACAAAGATATTTTAATGAGCAGGCAAAACAACGCGGTACCGAGTTGCATGAATTCGCTGCTAAGTGCATAAAGCTGAGGCAAAGATTGCCTAAACAGCCTAGAACACTTAATATGTACGTGAATGATGCAATTGGGTACTGCATGGATCCCGAGGTGCTTTTATTTTACTCGCCGAATTGTTTTGGCCATGCTGATACAATTAGTTATCGAAAGAATTTTTTAAGGATACATGATCTTAAGACTGGCGAGAATCCGGCAAGCATGGATCAACTTATGATTTATGCGGCATTATTCTGTCTTGAGTATAAAATTAGACCAACATCACTTGACGGATCTGAACTTCGGATCTATCAAAAAAATCAGGTTCTTTGTCATAATCCGGAAGCTGCAGATATCCGTGATATCTGTAACAAGATTGTTCAGTTTGATACTGAGTTATCCAAAATTCAATTAGAGGAGGAATGAGCGCATGAGCTTAGCAGATGAGATTCGTGGCTATTATGGATGCGCCGCGGATCAAGACCAATTAATGCATTATGGTATCAAGCGCCGTTCCGGTAGATATCCTTGGGGTAGTGGTGATAATCCTTATCAGCGTAGTGGTGACTGGATTTCTCGTGTCGATGAGCTTAAAAAGAGTGGAATGAATGAGAAAGAAATCTGCGATGCTATGCTGGTTGACTCTGTAAAAGAGTTGCGTTTGCTCGTTCGTATCGCTTCTAATGAGCGTAAGATGGATCGCGTTGCAACTGTGCGATCTATGATGGAACATGGCAAAAATACAAGCGAGATTGCAAGAGAACTTGGTGTAAATGAAAGTTCCGTCCGTAGCTGGCTGAATCCAGAATCCATCAAAAGAACTGAGGCACCTGCTAAGACTGCTGAGATTCTGAAAGAAGAATTGAAGAATAAGAAGATGCTTGATGTTGGTGCCCAAGTTGAATCTGAACTTGGTGTTAGTCGAGATACGCTTGACACCGCTATTCGAATGCTTGAAGCTGAAGGATATCAGCGTTATGGTGTTGGTGTGGCACAAGCTACAAACACAAAGCTTCGAACTACTGTTGAAGTTCTTGCTAATCCTGAATATGATCAGGCATATGCATATAAGAATGTCGGTGAGATTGCATCTGTTGCTGACTACCATTCTACTGATGGTGGTGTTCGCTGGGATAAGAGAGAATATCCTTCCAGCATTGACAGTAAGCGTGTCGATATTAAGTATGGCGACCAAGGCGGATCCGATATGGATGGCGTTATCTTGATTCGTCCCGGTGTAAAGGACTTGGATCTTGGCAATAGTCATTATGCTCAGGTTCGAATTATGGTTGATGGTAAACACTATCTCAAGGGTATGGCTATGTACTCTGATGATATTCCTGATGGAAAAGATATTGTGTTTAATACCAATAAACCTACTGGAACACCGTTTGAGAAAGTCTTAAAACCCATAAAAGATGACCCAGATAATCCTTTCGGTGCTTTAATCAAGGCTGGTGGACAAAGCTGGTACACTGATGAGAATGGTGAGCGGAAACTAAATGCTGTCAATAAACTAAAAGAAGAAGGAGACTATGAAAAACAAGCTAAAAGTCTGTCTTCTCAGTTTCTCTCCAAACAGCCAATCGAGTTGATTAATCGCCAACTGAATGAACAGTATGACAAGTATAAAGAACAGTATGATGAGATCTCTCAACTTACCAATCCAACTGTTAAAAGAAAACTTTTGGCAGACTTTGCTGGCTCTTGTGAGACTGCTGCAGTTAGCTTGAAAGCCGCTGCTCTTCCAGGTCAAACAACACAGGTCATTCTTCCTTTGCCTAAGATCAAAAAGAATGAGGTTTATGCTCCTAATTATGATAATGGTACTAAGCTTGCCCTAGTTCGTTTCCCTCATGCTGGTACATTTGAGATCCCTGTACTGACTGTCAATAACAATGACAAACAGGGTGAAAAACTTCTTGGTCCATCTGTAACTGATGCTGTTGGTATTAATCCTAAGACTGCTCGACAGTTGTCTGGTGCAGACTTTGATGGCGATACTGTTGTTGCAATTCCTACTGGAACGAATGGCATTAATATTCAGCATAGAAAGTATCTCAAAGAACTTGAGAACTTCGATCCTGAAATGTATGCAATTCCTGAAGGATCTAACATAAAGCCCATGAAGAAAGATTACCAGCAAAAGCAAATGGGCGTAGTGTCAAATCTAATCACCGACATGACCTTGCGTGGCGCACCCGAAGATGAGGTTGCTAGAGCTGTTAAGCATAGCATGGTTGTTATCGATGCTGTTAAGCATAAGTATGACTATCGTCAATCTGCTAAAGATAATAACATTGCCGAGCTGACTAAGAAATGGCAGCGGTGGATCGATGCTGATGGTAATGTCCATGAAGGTGGCGCATCAACAATTGTATCTCAGCATAAGCAGACCGACGATGTTCCCGAGCGTCGTGGATCTGGTGTCATTGATAGAGAAACTGGTAAGGTTACTTACAAAGAATCTGGACGACTCATTTGGGATCGAGAGACTGGCGACTACCGCCGGGATAAAGATGGCAATCCCGTCAAAGCTACTACCAAAGTTCCTAAGATTTTGAATCGTGCTGATGCACATGAGTTATCTTCTGGTCATCCGAAAGAAGAAGCCTATGCTGACTATGCAAACCATATGAAGGCTCTTGCTGATGAGGCCCGTAAACAGATGGTTAATACCCCTCGCTTGGAATATAGCCCCTCTTCTGCTAAGACTTATGCAGAAGAAGTTAACTCTCTGAATGCTAAACTGGGTAGGGCTCAGCTTAACATCCCTAAAGAGCGCCGGGCACAAGCCATTGCCAATTCGATCATTAATGCCAAGACTGAAGCTTATCCAGAACTAAAAGATAAACAGAATAAAAAAGATCTTGATAAGGTTCGGCAAATTGCAATTAATGATGCTCGTGCACGTGTTGGTGCCTCTAGTAAGGGTACACGAATCGATATCACTGATAAAGAATGGAAAGCCATCCAATCTGGTGCTATTAGCGACTCTAAACTCATGCAGATCTTTAGATTCTCTGATATGGATAAGATTCGTGATTATGCAATGCCCAAAACAGCGACTGCTTTGTCTACAGCCAAGATTTCTAGAATCCAAACAATGTCTGCAAAAGGTGCTACAAATGCACAGATTGCTGAAGCATTAGGAATTTCGTCTTCAACTGTCGCAAAGTATTTAAATGGAGGTGAAAGTTAATGTCTCGTCTTGTTGCATTAACAACATTTGACAATCCTTTCGATCCTTTTGATGACTTTGCGAATTGGTGGCGGTTTGATATGGACCATGGCTATAATTCTTGCGGTTATCTGGCTCGTCTGGCCCGTACTACAGATCAGTTCTCTGACAAAGAAAACCAAATCGAAATTGAAAGAGCGATTGATCAGATCGTTGCTGTAGATCCTTTTGGAATTTACAAGAAACTTGTAAAAGAAGAAAAAGATGAATAAAAAATCTATTTTGAATGAAATCATTTTGATTAGACCTATTCCTCTGTCCATTTTGATAGGGGGAGGGGGTCCGTCAAAATGACCCCCCTATGCATCGCGGTCCTCTTAGAAATTTCTCCGGGGGTCAAAATGCCAGAACAATTCTGTTCAGGAAAATGCCTCGGGTCACAGATTCACCTCCTGTGTTATTTAGGGTTTTCTGCCATGATCTTTCTCCTGCCGAGATTGCCTCCTATATGGCCTATCCGTCTTTCCGTCCTTTCTTTCCATAAAACCCGAGGCATTTTTCTGGGCAGAATTGTTCTATAACTTACTAAATCTATCTGAGAGGAGGTAGAAACCATTGGCAAAAGCTGCTAATGACAAGACGAAAACCAAGAATCGTCCAGCCCTGTCAGTAGAAGCTAGGGAAGCGCACCTTATTTCCCTCGCTGAGGACCTAGCAGAGCAGCAATTGAGAGATGGAACTGCTTCCTCTCAGTTGATTACCCACTATTTAAAGCTTGGATCTACACGCGAACGGCTCGAAAAGAAACTTCTAGCCGAGCAAGTCGAATTGGCATCTGCTAAGAAAGATAATATTCGTGCGCAGGCCCGTCAGGATGAACTTTATGAAGCAGCTATGAAAGCCATGCAACGGTATAACGGTGATATGGATGAGGAGGAGTACGATGAAGACATATACTGAACTTCTTAGTATTCCTGACTACATTGGTAGAGTTGAATATTTGGAAACGCATTCATGCATTGGCGAAGAAACTTTTGGATGGTCTCGATATTTAAATCAGGCTCTCTATCACTCGGATGAGTGGCAAAAGTTTCGAAGAGATATTATTATTAGAGACGAAGGCTGTGATCTTGCACTTCCTGGCTATGATTTGGAAAGTAGTGATATTATCATTCACCACATAAATCCAATTACGCCAGAACAGATCGAAACTCGAGACCCTGTGATATTCTCTAAGAACAACGTTGTTTGCGTTTCTGATAGAACTCACCGATTCATCCACTATGGTGGTATTCGAAATGCTATATTTCCAGTGCTGAACCGTACACCTAACGATACCTGTCCGTGGAAAAGACCGAAAGGAGGGGATCGCTAATGGGCGTGTTTACCCAGGCTGAGATCGAGTCGAGTATTCTGCTTTCCATCAAGAAAGCTATCGGGGCGGCCCCTGATTATACTCCCTTCGATGTTGCCATTATCATGCATATAAACTCGCAGTTAGCAAATCTTTATCAAATTGGTTTGGATGCTACTAGAAGCGTTGTTGTGGATGGACCCGATCAACTTTGGACAGATTTGATTCCTGCTAGTGATTCTCGTCTCCAATTTGTAAAGACATATGTCTATGCCAAAGTGAAGATGATCTTTGATCCGCCTACTTCGACCGCACAGATGCAAGCTTTAAAAGATGCAGCCGCCGAATCTGAATTCAGAATTGGTGTTGCTGTTGATAAACCTTATGATGATCTGAATCCTACCAGTCCCGTTGCTACTGGGGATCACTCTATTCTTAAGAATCGTGATCTTCCTAATCAGCATCCCATCAAGGCTATTACGAATCTGGATGAGACAATCCAGAAGACGAATGCCAGCTTGAGTGAGAAGCTGAATAAGTCTAGCGCGATGACTGAAGCTCAGATCGACGCAATCATCAATAAGTCTCGCTGGAAGAAGTCGACGAGGTGATTAAATGGCCACTAATAACTTTCTCGATCAAGCAGGTCTGGGTTATCTGTGGACAAAGATCTTGTCTGCCATTGAATCGCATTCCGTAACACTTCCGGATAAGTTAGTTTCCTATAAAGCAGTAACGACGATCGCCGCAACTGAGAAACTAAATGCCGATACTTTGGGTGGTTATTCTGCAGCTTATTTTGCAAAGAATACTGATGTTTCCGCAATGCAAGAAACGATTAAGACCCAAGCTAGTGAGATTCTTAAAACACAGAACGCTGTTTCTGGTATGCAAAGCACGGTCGAAGAGCATACAACCAGTATCAGCCTCCTAGATTCCAATGTTGAGAGTCTGAGAACTACAGTTAGTAGCCATGGGGCATCTATAGGCAATCTTGAGGAGAATAAAGCCAATTCAGTCCATGCCATGCAGCATGCCAAGGACGGCACAGACCCGATCCAACCGGAAAGCATCAGGGCGGTTGGATATGATGCGGCCCAAAACCTCACATATGCGCAGAAGGCACAGGCGAGAGAAAATATTTTTGCTGCTCCAGCAGATAAGTTCCCATACTTTGCTGCTCCCACGGGGGCTACTAAGGAAAAAACATTTGAAGTACCAAGCGTCTGGAGGACATATCTTGTTGTCTCAACTTATTACGAGCAGCTTGGCATATGGATGGTTTTACCAAATGGTGGGGTAGTCGTTCCTATAGTTGAGAATTCTGCAGTCACGGTAACTTGTGAAAAAGGCAAAATCCACACAAAAGGCGCGAGCGTTATCACAATAATTTATCTTGGAAATTCTTAAACTGGCTTAAATTTCAACTGCACGAAAGCAAGTCGGAACTACCCTTTGTATTAACTGCCGCCACTGGAACTGTGGGGCTATATGATAAGGAGGTCTCTTAAATGGCTAAGACAACTACTTTGACAGATCAAAAGACTGGTGAAGTTATTTATCCGCAAACGATTATCGATGCAGTTCACGATAGTGACGGTAGAGGTCTCCGTGAGATGCTGGATGAAACCATACCGGCAGCTACGATTCATGCAATTGTAAATGGCACATATTCTTAAAGAAGGAGGTAGATTATGGCTACTTCTAATTTTCTTGACCAAGCTGGTCTGGGATATTTGTGGACAAAGATAACTGGTGCGATTTCTACATCTGCATCTGCTACTGAAAAGAAGATTCCTTCAAAAGTATCCCAACTCGAAAATGATGCAAAATACATTACTATTGCCGAGGTTCCTGATGGAGCTGCAGCATCTAATACAGTTCCTAAGGTTGACTCTGGTTCTGGTAGTGTTGGCACCGAATCTGCTTTTGCAAGGGGCGATCACGTTCACCCGACTGATACAACCCGACTTGCAACAAATGGAGATGCTTCTAGTGTAACTGTTACATTCACAGCGCCAAATAAACGAGAAACTATCGTTTCTGGCGAAGCCTTTAACACCATTGCTGGCAAAATTCTGAAGTATATGAATGACTTTGGAAGCTGCGCATTCAAGAGCATGATCCTAAAAGAAGATCTGGCACCTTCTGTCAAGTCTTCTCTTGAAAAAGCAGATACTGCACTCCAGTCTTATACCGAGAGTGACCCGACGGTTCCTGCATGGGCAAAAGCTCCTACTAAGCCGACCTATACGGCCGCTGAGGTTGGAGCATTGAGTCTGGATGATGCAAATAACAACTTTGCTAAGAAGTCTGATATCACGAGTATTTATCGTCCGAAAGGTACCAAACCGACTTATGATGACCTCCCGACTACTGGCAATGCGGTCGGCGATGTATGGAACGTTGCATCGGATGATATGAACTACGCGTGGACTGTTGATGGCACTTGGGATCCACTTGGTTCCAAGATTGAGATTAGTTCGATCAGCAATGATACGATCGACCAGATTGTTGCCGGAACAAGTGAATGATGGAGGTGACCTCAAAATGGGTGCCTTCCTTGATCCCGACGGTCTGAATCTATTTTATGGTTTGATTGCTGCAAAGTTTGGAGCAGGCGCTGCGACTGGCTCTATGGATTATTCCAAAGCAACTTATACTGGCGATGGAAAAACTACAATTAGGGATTCGCTCTATATTCCAAATCTAAAACGGGCGACTGATTTGAATGGCAGCCAAATGGATTTAGCAATTATTTCCGGAACGCCAAAAAATGAGAATGGTGCTGACAGTTTTGGAATTATTTGGGGTGGAACTGGGCTTACAGGCGTTGGAATCAGTGTTTATCGTGATTATGATGCTGATATTCTTACAGTTTCCATGCTTCGAAGAGTTGAACTTTATGCAACATATCGCGATGGAGTTCCTTATGGAAGAATTCGCTTCGATCAGTTACCTAGTGGTTTTACCCCATATGATCCAGCATTTACAGCCCTACAACCAGACTATGCAAAGGCTATGCTTCGCGATGCCAATACATATTATACAATTGGCTTGTTCAAATTCAGTAACTCTGTAATTGATGCGCAATAAATAACATGATGCTTAAATTTTTTGCATATTACTCCTAGGGAAAGGAGGGCTTACATGGCTGTATATGGCGATGAACTTTACCATTATGGCATTCCGAGGAAGTCGGGTCGGTATCCATATGGCTCTGGCAAAGAACCGTATCAGGACAACCCGAAAAAGCGTCGTTTGAATAAAGATGAATCTGCTCCGAAAGCGATTTCTAAGCGACCAGAAAGCATTTGGGCAAAGCATCGAAGACTGCAGGCTGAAAAACGTGATGCAGAGCTTCGAGAAGCTAAACGAAAAGCTGCTGTTCGGGCGGAAGAAGAGCGAAAGAAAGAAGAAGCTGCTAAACCACCCAGTCAGAAAGCAAAAGAAATGTCTGATGAGGAATTGGTTCGCGCAATCAATCGACTTCGACTCGAGCAGACGTATATGAGCATGGTGAATCCTTCCAATCAGCAATCTCAGCAACAGCAGGCACAGCAGCAAGCTCAGAAAATCAAGACCACTGTTGATAAGGGTAAGCGATTGATTGATAAGATGAAATCTGGTTCCAAAGATATTGCCGATCTTTCTCAAAATATTGGTAATATTATGGGCGGAGCACAAAAAGCTTATGCAAATTATCAATCTATCATGAAGCTGATGGACATTGAAAAGAAGCGAAAAGGTGGCTAATGTCAAAGTATCTATCCAACACTGCAGTGCCTCGCTACTACGGCGAATTCCGGGAGAAGGTACTGGCAGGAGAAATCCCCGTCAATCGAGAGATATCGATGGAGATGAACCGAATTGACGAACTGATTCGGAACCCGGGCGTATATTACGATCCGGCTCCTGTTGAGGGTTGGATCGCATATTGTGAAAGCGAGCTAACCTTGACTGATGGCTCCGATCTCGAGATGATGTTCTCGTTTAAACTATGGGGCGAACAACTTTATGGCTGGTTTTACTTTGAGACGCGCAGCGTTTATGTCCCCGACCCGCAAGGAAAAGGCGGCCGGTATGTAACTCGAAAGTATAAGCGAAGACTCATCCATAAGCAGTATCTGATTGTGGGGCGTGGCGCGGCGAAATCTCTCTATGATTCTTGCGTACAGTCTTATGGTCAGATTTGCGACACGTCAACAACTCAGCAGATTGTAGTGGCGCCGACTATGCGGCTTGCCGAAGAGACAACCACTCCTCTGGCAACGGCAATTGCTCGTGCAAGAGGCCCAGTTTTCAAAATGCTGACAGCAGGATCTCTTCAGAATACGACTGGCTCCAAAGCGAATCGAGTTCAGTTAGCATCTACCAAGAAGGGCATCATGAACTTTATGACAAATTCCCTGATTGAAATTCGACCGATGCGAATTGACAAACTTCAGGGTTTGCGTTGTAAATATGCAACCATTGATGAGTGGCTTTCTGGTGATATTCGGGAAGATCCTGTCGGTGCTATCGAACAGGGTGCTTCTAAGGTAAAAGATTACCAAATTGTAGCGACTTCTTCTGAAGGTACTGTTCGGAATGGCGTTGGTGACTCGATTAAGATGGAACTCCAGTCAATTCTGAAAGGTGAATATCAGAACCCGCATGTTTCTATTTGGTGGTATAAACTTGATAGCATTGATGAGATTAATGATCCAGCGATGTGGATTAAGGCAAACCCCAATATTGGAATCAGTGTGAGTTATGATGCTTACCAGCAAGATGTTGAGCGCGCTGAGAAGGTTCCCTCTGCAAGAAATGATATTCTTGCTAAGAGATTCGGACTTCCCATGGAGGGCTATACATACTACTTTCCGTATGAGGAGACAATTTGCCATCCGAAACGACTGTATTATGGTATGCCTTGCGCTATGGGAATCGATGCTTCTCAGGGAGATGACTTCTTTGCATTTACATTTCTGTTTCCGCTTAAAGGTATGCAATTCGGCGTGAAGACACGAAACTATATTTCGTCCCGGACCGTCCTAAAACTAAATCCTGCGATGCGGCAGAAATATGAAGAGTTCATGGAAGAGGGAAGTTTGATTGTCCTGGATGGAACAACACTTGATCCCATGCAAATTTATGAGGATCTTGATGAGTTTATCATCCAGAATAACTATGATGTTCGTGCCGTTGGTTATGACCCTTACAATTGTAAGGATTTTATTGCTCGCTGGGCTCAAGAGAATGGCCCATTCGGCATTGAGAAAGTTATTCAGGGCAAGAAGACTGAAACTGTTCCACTTGGCGAACTCAAGAAGCTTTCTGAGGATCGAGCGCTGCTGTTTGATGAGCAGTTGATGACATATTCTATGGGTAACTGTATTACATTGGAAGATGTAAATGGTAACCGAATGCTTTATAAAAAGAGATACGATCAGAAGATTGATGCTGTTGCCGCCATGATGGATGGCTACATTGCATGGAAACTGAATCGAGATCTTTTCGATTAATTTTCTTAGGAAGGAGGAAATTTATGGCTGTTTATGGTCCTTGCGGACAAGAAGAGCTTTATCACTATGGTGTTCTCGGCATGAAATGGGGGATTCGGCATAACCCAGCAAAGGCATATGAAAGATCCTCTGCAAAAGCCAAAAAGAATCGCGAAAAGTATGACAAAGCCAAGAATGCAGAACGAAGTCTTTCGTATACAATTTCTCAGCGTCGTATGAGTGCTTTTAAAGGGCGCCGAAATACTTCGAAACTTGAGAAGAAACTCGAGGGAAGAAGCGCAAAAACAATTCGGCGTGCTCAAAAAGGCGCCAAGTGGTATAAAGCTATGGAGAGCAATTTCGCAAAAGTGGACATGAAACTCGCCAAGAAACAGAAAGATGAATTTGAAATGTATCTCAAGGAATTGGATGCATTTAACGATCGCCTTGCTGAAGCTCGCGAGAGACGTCGCGGATAAAATTCAAAATGAGTGCATACCCCTAATAAGGAGGACCCCGCATGGATCTATCTTTTGGTTCCAGAATAAGGCGTGCGTGGAACGTCTTTAAAAATCGGAACCCGATGACTGATATGTCCTGGCGATTGGGCTATGGGGACTCTCAACGGGCTGACCGAGTGATTCTATCATCCAACAATGAGAAAACAATTGTGAATGCGATTTACAATCGGATCGCATTGGATGTTGCATCACTGAAATTTCGACATGTTCGCCTTGATGAGAATGAACGATTTAAGGAAGAAATGAGCACGGGCTTGAATGAGGTTCTTAAGACTGAAGCAAACCTGGATCAGAGCGGACGAGCATTTGTTCATGATATGGTTTTATCCATGATTGATGAAGGTGTTGTTGCCGCAGTTCCTGTCGAAACAACAGATGACCCTGAAGTATCCAGCTCTTATGATATCTTGCAAATGAGAGTTGGTCCAATCGTAGAATGGTATCCACAGCATGTAAAGGTGCGTCTTTACAATAGTGTAACGGGCCAACGCCAGGAATTCACTTTTAGAAAGAGAGATGTGGCGATCCTCGAAAACCCGTTTTATGCAGTAATGAATGCACCAAACTCCACCCTGCAACGTCTTATTCGAAAGCTTCGCCTTTTGGATGTAATTGATGAACAGGCTGGATCTGGTAAGTTGGATTTGATTATCCAGCTCCCCTATACGATTCGTAGCGAAGCACGTCAGCAGCAGGCCGAGGTTCGTCGAAAGTCTGTTGAAGACCAGCTTGCTGGGAATAAACTCGGTATCGCATATATCGACAGTACCGAGAAGGTAATTCAGCTCAATCGCTCTGTTGAGAATAACCTCTTGAAGCAGGTTGAGTATTTGACGAGTATGCTTTATAGCCAGTTAGGTTTCAGCCAGAGCATTCTGGATGGCACAGCCGACGAGCAAACGATGTTGAATTACCAGAATAAGACTGTCGAACCTTTGGCATCCACAATTACTGATGAGTTTAAGCGAAAGTTCTTGACTAAAACTGCCCGGACACAAGGACAGTCTGTCATGTTCTTTACAGAACCTTTCCGCATTACTCCTGTCAGCCAGATTGCTGAGATTGCCGATAAGTTCACCAGAAACGAGATCCTTACCAGTAACGAAATCCGCCAGATTATCGGCATTAAACCTTCTGATGATCCAAAGGCTGATGAACTACGTAACTCGAACCTCAATCAAGAGAAACAAGGGGACGAACCTTCTGGTGGATTTGCAGATTTATTAAAGAAAGGAGAAAACGCAGATGTATGATTGCGAAGGCTATGTAACCCGATATGGTGTGAAATGCACTGATGGCATTACAATTAGTCAGGGAGCTTTTGCAGATCAAAATGGCGCTAGAGTTCCGGTGGTGTGGATGCATATTCACGATGATGTCGAAGCTGTTCTTGGCCATGCTGACCTGGAAGCACGTGATGATGGTGTCTATGGAAAGATTTCTTTCAATGGCACTGAGGCTGGCATTGCCGCAAAGGAACTTGTGAGCCATGGAGATGTAAGCGCATTCTCCATTCATGCAAATCGCCTAACTAGAAACAAGTTTACAAATGTTGTCTCTCATGGCAATATTAAGGAGGTAAGTCTTGTTCTGGCCGGAGCGAACCCTAAGGCATATATCGAAAAGTTGAATCTCACTCACAGTGATGATGGTGATGACGATTTCGATGATGCAAATATTTTCACAGCTGGCGGTATTACTCTCGCCCATGCTGATGAGGAAAAGAAGGAGGACCCCGAAGTGAAAGACGAAGATCTGAAGCACGAGGACCAGAAGAAAGAAGAGAACCCTGAAGGTAATGAAAAGACTGTGAAGGATGTTCTCGATACCCTGAATGAAGAGCAGCAGGCCGCCGTTGCCTATATTATTGGCAAAGCTCTTGAAGAAAAGGGCGGTAGCGTTGAACACAACGATGATGACGATGAGGAGGATAATCCCGATATGAAGCATAATGTCTTTGACCCCGAGAATGCCGCGGCTCCCACTCTGAGCCACGACGATATGCAGAAGATCCTGAAGGATGCCAAGCGTCTGGGCTCTTTGAAGCAGGCTGTTCTGGAGCACTGCGAAGCCGATGGCGATGATGCTGAGGCCCTGCAGGATATTATCCAGCATGCCGATGGCGATTATGGTGTGACCAACGTCGGCTATCTGTTCCCTGATGCTCGCAAGATGACTAATGAGCCCATCTTCATCCAGCGTGATCAGACCTGGGTTTCTCAGGTTATGAGCAAGGTCCATCGCACTCCTTTCTCTCGCATTAAGTCCATCTTTGCGGACATCACCGAAGATGAGGCTCGTGCGAAGGGCTATATCAAGGGCAAGCTGAAGAAGGAAGAGGTCTTCTCTCTGCTGAAGCGCACCACCACGCCTACCACCATCTATAAGAAGCAGAAGATGGATCGTGATGACCAGGTTGACATCACTGACTTCAACGTTGTTGCCTGGCTGAAGTCCGAGATGCGGATGATGCTGAATGAGGAACTGGCTCGCGCCATCCTGATCGGCGATGGTCGTCTGGCTTCCAGCGATGACAAGATCAATGAGCAGAACATTCGTCCTATCTGGACTGATTCTGAGCTGTTCACCGTGAAGTATCCCGTGAATGCTGGCACTAGCGATGCCGAGCATGCCAAGAACTTCATCAAGGCAGTCGTGAAGTCTCGTAAGCTGTATAAGGGCTCCGGCAACCCCGATCTGTATACCACTGAGGATATGCTGACCGAGATGCTGATGCTGGAGGATACTACCGGTCGCGTGATCTATGACACCGTTGAGAAGCTGCGCACCGCTCTGCGTGTGAACAGCATCGTGACGATCGAGTCTATGGTTGGCCTGACTCGCAGTGATGATGCCGGCAAGACCCAGGCTCTGGATGCTCTGCTGGTTAACCTGAACGACTACAACGTCGGCGCCGATAAGGGCGGCGAGGTCAGCATGTTCGATGACTTCGACATCGACTACAATCAGTATAAGTACCTGATGGAGACTCGTTGCTCTGGCGCTCTGACTCGTCCCTATGCCGCCATCGCTTTCGAAGTCCAGAAGGATTAATCTGAGATAGCAGAAAGGAGAACTCACTATGGATATGATTTTCAAGGATGCGAAAGATAAGAATGTCGCTAAGGTGATCATTTATGTTGCTTCCAGCAAGGCATATGTTGACGCTGCTCATAAGACTCAGATGACGACTTCTCAGCTGAAGGATGCTTTCCTGAAGGGCGCTGTTCTGGAGATCGAGAACGGCTATGCTGTTCCTCTGTTCTACACCGAGACTGCTAAGGTCGGCACTGTTAGCGGCGTGAGCGCCATGACTGCTAGCGCTAATACCCTGGTGGCTGCCGCGGCTAAGGCCGACTGACCAAAAATTCAAAATGGCAAAGTTTTATGGCGCAGTCGGCTTTGTTGTGCCGATGGAAACTGCCCCGGATGTTTATACGGAGACTCCGGTAGCTCGTTATTACATGGGTGACGTTATCCGAAATGTGAAAAAAGCAACTTCTGGAGAAGGCGTTAATGACAACATTGATGTTAATAACCAGATTAGCATTGTGGCTGATCCGTTTGCTTTTGCGCACTTCTTTGCCATGAGATATGTTGAATGGATGGGGGCGTATTGGAATGTTCAATCTGTTGAAGTCCAATCCCCCCGTCTAATCATCTCGATTGGAGGCGTGTATAATGGCGAAATCGCGTCAACAACTATCTGAAATCTTAAATAAAATTATTGGGGTTTCAAAACGCGTATATTTTCAGCCTCCTGTCACCATCAAGATGTCCTACCCATGTATTATCTACAAATTTGATGACATTGACACAACATTTGCAGATAATAATCCGTATTCCCTTACGAAGAAATACGTGGTAATGGCAGTTACAAAAGATCCGGATTCAGATCTTCCTATGAAGATTGCACAACTCCCCATGTGCACAATGAACCGAATTTATGTGGCTGATAATTTATACCATTATGTCTTCGATCTTTATTTCTAAGGAGGAACAATCCTATGGCTAGACTTGTATGGGATAAAACCGGTGAACACCTTTATGAAACTGGTGTCGACCATGGTGTCCTGTATTTCCCCGATCAGACCGGTGCCTATAAGAATGGTGTTGCCTGGAATGGTCTGATTTCTGTTTCCGAATCTCCCTCTGGTGCTGAGGCTACCGGCCAGTATGCCGATAACATCAAGTATTTGAACCTGATTTCCGCCGAGGAGTTCGGTGCGACCATCGAAGCCTATACCTATCCTGAGGAGTTTGAGGCTTGCAATGGCAACAAGGAACTGGTCGATAATACTGGCGTCTATGTTGGTCAGCAGTCCCGCTCCGTCTTTGGCTTCTGCTATCGTACCATGATTGGTAACGATACCGATGGCCAGGATCATGGCTATAAGCTGCATCTGGTATATGGCTGCCAGGTATCTCCCTCTGAGAAGGCCTATCAGACCATCAATGACTCCCCCGAGGCACTGACCTTCAGCTGGGAGCTGTCCACTACTCCCGTCAACGTGACTGGCAAGAAGCCTACTGCTCTGCTTGTCATCGACTCCACCAAGATCGATAGCACCAAGCTGGCCAAGATTGAGGCGAAGCTGTACGGCGACGAAACTTCCACTGGTGCGGTTCTGCCCACTCCCGACGAGATTGCCGAGATCCTGTCTGCGGCCTAACTATCCTGAGGGGCTGGGAATGGTTATCCTGGCCCCTCTTTAAAAAATCAAAATGAGTAAAAAGGAGAAAGATCTATGATTAAGCAGCATGTTTCTTATGAGGACTACGATGGTAATAAGGTTGAGAAGGACCTGTGGTTCCATCTGAATAAGTCTGATCTTGCCAAGATGAGCCTTGGCTTTGATAATGGCCTGATTGAAGGCCTTACTGAACTCCAGCAGAAGGGCGATAAGAAAGCCGTCGCTGAGTTCATCGATAATCTGCTCGTGAATGCTTATGGCGTTCGTAAGCCAGGCAGCGATGTCTTCCTGAAGACTCCTGAAATCAAGGAAGATTTTCAGTATTCTCTCGCACATGATGAAATCCTGATGATGCTGCTCGGCGGCGAGGATGATGAGATCATCAACTTCATCGTGGGTATTATGCCCGGCATGAGCGCTGAGGATCGCGCTAATGTGATTGAGCAGGTTAAGAATGCTCAGGAAGCTAAGAAGCTCCCCGAGTCTATTGAGACAAGCGAGAATGCTTAAGCTGGTCGTTCCGGCGACCGAAGTTTATGATGAAGCGCTCGAGAAGTTTCGGACGTATCCGGAGAAAGTACTTATGCTCGAGCATAGCCTTGTCTCAATTTCAAAATGGGAATCCAAATGGTGTAAACCATACTTAAATAGTCAATTAACCCCAGCGGAATCACGTGACTATGTCCGCTGTATGACATTAACACAGAATGTTTCGGATGAAATTTATGAGAGATTGAGTCCGCAAAATATTCGAGACATTGATGCTTACATTTCAGCACCGATGACAGCAACCACAATTACGCATCACGATGCTAAAAAGAAGCCAGTATTTGGAAAAGGGCAAACAGTCACTTCTGAAGTAATTTACGGATGGATGGTTGCCTTTCAAATTCCTGTTGAGTTTCAAAAGTGGCATTTAAATCGTCTCATGATGCTAATTGAGGTTTGCAATGAACAGCAGAATCCGAAGAAGAAATCTAAGAAGGAAACTGCTCGAGATTATTCTAAGCTGAATGCTGAGCGTAGAAGAAAACTAGGAACGAAAGGGTAATCTTATGGCAATTTATAAGTCCATTCCCGTGAATAAATGCCGAATCCGGCTGATCGACAATCGGAAAACAAAGTATACACTTTCGACGATGTGGAAATTGTATGGTGGTCCGAATGTAACGATCATGAATGGTCCCTTTTTTAATATGTCGACGAGAAATCCTCTTGCGCATACTAAGATTGATGGGGCAACATTATATCGGCCTGCATACAATGAATTTGGCATTGGCTGGAAAAAGAATGGCAATCCGGAATGGGGTGTTTTACCACATAATGGGTTTGACAGTTACTTTACAAATACGGTCGTCATTCCAAATGGCAAAAAGAGAAAAGATCTCACATCGCATGTAGATGCTGATGGTACCAAAGCGAGACCTCGTTTGACCAGTCGCCCTGCTTTCGGCTTTAAAGGAAACAATTTCGTATTCGGAGTCGAATCTAAAATCGGATTGTGGGATTTCCAAGATCTTCTATATAAGAAAGGTTGGAACTATGCTCTGATCGGCGATGGTGGAGCCTCTACGGCTTTTAGAGATTCTACTCGAATTATCAAACCATCCAGAACTATCTCGGTATATGTCATCATTTCCGAAGTTGCAGAAACCGAGGTTGATGAACCGAAGGGGGAGAAACCTATGATCCCTATTTATGCATATAGTTGGAAGAAAGATGGTGAAAAGAAGCTTTCTTCTAACTTTAAAGTTAAAGAGTTTCGTTGCAAGGATAATACCGATACTATATTTGTAGCACCGGCATTGGTTAAACTCTTGCAGGAAGCTCGAGAATACTTCAAGAAGCCGATTGTTATTAATTCGGCCTATCGGACAGAACCTTACAACAAAAAGATCGGCGGTGCTGCATATAGCCAGCATAAGTATGGCACTGCGGCAGATGTCTATATTTCTGGCGTTCCTGTTAAGACAATTTATGACTGGTTTGACAAGAAACTCGGAAATTCTGGTGGTGTCGGTCTTTATAAAAAGTTTGTTCATGTAGATGTTCGAGAAGTAAAGGCTCGCTGGAGTTAAGCGGCCTTAAGAAAGGAGAATGCGGGTGATAGCCATTAGGACACGTGGAAATTTTGACAATACCGAGAAGTACTTAAAAGGCTTGGCGTCCAAAGACTATCGCCCTATTCTCGATGCATATGCTAGACGCGGATTGGAAGCTCTGATTCGTGCGACCCCGGTAGATTCAGGTATAACTGCTGAGTCCTGGGGTTATAAAATTCAAAATGATTCGCAGGGCATCTCGATTGAATGGTATAATACCAACACAATTGATGGCTACGCATTTGGCGGCAAAGGAACCCCTGTGATCATCCTCCTCCAGTATGGGCATGCGACTGGCACTGGCGGATATGTCGAGGGCTATGACATCATTAATCCAGCCATTCGGCCGATATTTGATGAACTCTCTAAGGAACTGTGGGAGGAGGTTAAAAGATAATGTTTACAACAGTTGATAATCGCGTTGTGCAAATGCGATTTGACAATGAAGAGTTTGAAAAGAAAGCAAGTAAAAGTTTATCTACTCTGGATCGACTTAAGAATGCTTTAAAGTTTTCTGGCGCTTCGAAAAATCTTGACAAAGTAAATGAATCTTTTAAAGAGGTAGATGCAAATCCCCTTTTGAAAGCTATTGAGGGAATTAACGGCGGGTTTACAACTATGGTAGCAAAAGCTACACTTGTAAATCGTGCTACGAATGCTCTCATTGATACAACAAAGCGTTTTGTCAATAGCATGACACTCGACCAGGTTAATGCTGGCTGGGATAAGTATGCTGAAAAGACAAGCGCTGTTCAGACCATTATGGCTGCAACATCTAAGGACTTCAAAGATACTGGAGTCCAGATGAGCTATGTTAATAGTCAGCTTGAAAAGTTAAATTGGTTTACTGATGAAACCTCTTATAACTTTACTGAAATGGTCGGAAACATTGGTAAGTTTACTTCCAATGGTATTAAGCTTGATCGATCTGTTACGGCTATGCAAGGTATTGCTACTTGGGCTGCTCGCTCTGGTGCCAATGCCAATGAAGCTAGCCGTGCTATGTATAATCTTTCACAAGCATTATCGACTGGTGCTGTTAAACTAATCGACTGGAAGTCCATCGAGAATGCAAACATGGCTACCGCCGAATTCAAAGAAAATGCAATTGAAGCGGCTGTTGCACTTGGAAAGCTTAAGAAAAAAGGTGATGGAACTTACGTCACCATGAAGAATAATGCCGTTAGTGTTCAGAATTTTAACAATGCACTTTCCGATGCATGGTTTACATCGGATGTTTTGTTAAATGTTTTGGATCGTTATGGCGGATTCACAAATAAACTCTATGAAGTATCTTCTGCTACAGATTTAACTGCTACACAGTTACTTTCGGCCGTAGATAAGTATGCAGAAGGAACACTTGATCTTCAGGCTTATGCCAGTATGACCGGTGTTGATATAGAAGAACTTCGTGGATATTTGGATGAATTAAGTTCTTCCACTTATGAGCTTGGCCGAAAGTCTTTTCAGTCTGCACAGGAAGCTAAGACATTTGCAGAAGCTATTTCTGCAACGTCTGATGCTGTGTCTACTGGCTGGATGAAGACCTTCGAATTGATATTTGGTGACTATGAAGAAGCTAAAAAGCTTTGGACAAATCTCGCCAATATTCTTTACGAAGTCTTTGCGGCATCTGGTGATGTCCGTAATGAACTGTTTGAGGGCTGGCGTGAAGGTGGCGGTCGAAAGACCATGCTTGAAGGTATTAATGAGATGATGGAGGCTATCCTTCGTGTCATTAAGCCTTTCAAAGATGCATTCCGAGATATCTTCCCTGCCAAAACAAGCCAGGATCTTTTAAAATTCACAAATGGTTTCAAGAACCTGATGAAAGCTCTGCAATTGAATTCTCGCCAGATGATGAATCTTCGTAGAGCTGCTCGTGGCGTGTTTTCCGTATTTGATATTCTTTTTAGTACACTCAAACAGCTTGGAAATATTATTAAGAATCTAGTTGCTCCAGAATTGGGTAGTTTTGGAGATCTAGTTCTTGAAATACTTGGCACCGTTGGCGATTTACTTTACAGTTTTAGGAACATGACCATATCTGGTGAAAAGCTTAATGTCAGCTTTGAAAAGATTGGTTCTGGCGCCAAAAAACTCATCGATATTCTTAAGAATCTCTTTATTCAATTTAAGGATAGTAGGATTGGGCAGACGGCATTTAAACTTTTGGTAACTACCATTGAATCAGGTGCCCAAGCCGCTTTAAAACTTCTCAATTATATTTCCGAGACAGTTTTCAAAATAAAAGGGATTGATAAACTAACATTTCCTAATCTGATTGGGATCTTTAGTCAAATTGGAAAAGATGCATGGAGCTGGTTTAAAGGACTTACAACTAGCATTACCGACACTAATGGTCTTCTTGAAAATTTCAAATCTACTGTTGAAAGTGTCTGCAACAAAACTGGTGCGAGTTTTGATAATCTAACTAGACGAATCTCTATTGTATTTAATACACTTAGGGGTTGGCTTAAGGATGTTCCTTGGGGAGCACTTTTAAGTATTGCATTTGGCTTTGGAATCATCCAGTCTGTCAATAACTTTACAAAGGTAATGACCAAATTTGTTACGGAAATTGGTAATCTTACTAAAGGATTTGCCGGTCTTACGACAGGCGTCAATAAAGTTATGACATCTATTGCCGGTATGTTTGATGCTGTTAAGAATTCTATAAATGCACCAAACTATGTGAAAATGGCAAAAGCTGTTGCTATCTTAGCAGCTTCTTTGACTGTTCTTGCTTTACTGCCGACTGATAAACTTCAAAATGCAGCAGTTATGCTGACTGCTACTATGGTAGCGTTTGCAATCTTTGTTAAGGCACTTACGATGATGCCGACATTGGCCGCAACTGGTGCTGCGGCTGCAAGTATTCTTGCTAAAGTTGTTGCTGCATTGGCTGGAAGTCTACTTCTTCTCGCTTCTGCATTTAAGATGCTCGAGGATATGGACCCAAATATTCTTTTGGATAATGTCCTTGCTATCAGTGTTCTTGTAGGAACACTTGCTACGGCGGCAACATTGATGACCAATAAGATGGGTCTCCTGACTGCATCTGTTGGCAATACGGGGGTTCTTAACAGTGCTGCTGCAAACATTCTAGCAATGTCTGCTTCGATATACATTATTGCAAAAGCACTTAAGAATATTTCTGATATTTCTTTTAGAGATATCAACTCTGTCATTAATGCTCTAGTTTTAGCGACTGGATCTGTAATAGCATTGTCAGTCGCTCTTAGTAAGTTGAAAGGAACCTCTCAACTGAAAAGTGCTGGCGCAATTCTTACGACGGTACTCGCATTGTCTGCTGTACTGAAACTCATCCAGAAACTTGAGAATTATGATATAGACGATATCTGGGGCGTAATCAAGAAACTTGGGCTGATGATCGCTGCTTTGGCTGCGGTATTTGCAGCAACGAATCTTGCTGGCACTAATGCCGCTAAGGCGGGTGCTCTTATGGGCGGTATTGGTCTCGGAATTTATGCGATCATGGCGGCTGTCGCGCTACTCGGAAACTTTAAAACACAAACTTTGGTCAAGGGGATCGCTGCGATTGGATTCTTAACCCTATTTATGGGTGGCTTGATTGCATTCTCCAAATTTGCTGGAAAAGATGCTCATAAGGTTTCTGTGACGCTTCTTGCTGCATCTGCTGCTATTGGCGTTCTTGCCATTATTGGTGGCATTGTCGGATATCTTGATACTGGCGCCATGTTCAAGGGGCTTGCTTATGTTGCTGGTCTTTCTGCGATCTTTATTGCAATGATTAAGGCTACTGCCCAGGCAAAAGATATGAGCAAGAGCATCACGACTATGACCATTGCAGCAGTTGCTTTGGGAACTATGGTTGCCGCTTTGAGTATTGCCATGAAGGATAGCCCAGAGGCATTCAAAATGGCCACATACGGCCTCTCTATGATGCTTGCCGCATTTGGTGTTATGGGCGCACTTACTAGCAAAGCTGAAATAAACATTAAGTCCATGGCTATTCTAACGCTTGCTGTTGGTGGCCTTGCAACAATCTTGGGATTGCTTGTTGCTCTGGCACCAAATCTTAACCAAGCAATAAAAGCTGCTTCTGGCGTTACTGTACTGGCAGTTGGATTGTCTGTCATGGCAGCTGCATTGTCGAGTTCAGCAGTAGGCTTAATCGCACTAGGTTCTGGCGGAGTAGCATCCCTTACCGGTATCGGTATTGTTTTGCTAGCTCTTATTGGAGTATGCACAACACTTGGAATCGTCCTTGCTATCATTAATGGTCTAGACGTTCCCGACGATCTCCCGCAAAAATGCCTGACGATTTCTCAGGCACTTGGAAATCTTGTTGCAGGTTTTGTTGCTGGTGGTATCGGAACATCCATAACGATCCTTGGCGAATCCATTAAAGCATTCAATGATTCTATGGCCAATGTGAAGTTTGACCAAGTTAGTTCCGGAATCAAGGCAGTGATTGCATTTGCTGGTGGGTTAGCCATCTTGACGACTGTTGGACTTTTTGAATTTTTTGTTGGTGCACCGGACCTTGAACAATTCAAAATGCAGTGTGGGTTGCTTGGTCAGTCACTTACTGCTTATAGTCAGGGTCTTGCTGGATGCGATGTAGATGCTATCACTGCATCTCTTCCTGCAGTAAATGCTCTTGTCGAAATTGCAAACACCATTCCGAAGCAAGGCGGTCTCTTTAATCTCTTTACTGGAACTCAAAATCTCGCTGGTTTTGGTCTCCAATTGGTTCTGTTCGGCGCAGCGTTAACCGGATATTCTCTTGCCGTCAAACTTTGCGATAATACAGCCATTGCGAATTCTCTGCCTGGTGCGCGAGCGTTGGTCGAGATTGCAAATACAATCCCTGATTGGAGTATCTTCGGTTTATTCTTTGGAGCAAAAGATCTCATGCTATTTGGTACGCAGTTGGTAATGTTTGGCGATGCTATGGCCTCATATGCTTGGAGCGTTAGTGGCATTGATTTCGGAGCAATGAACCAATCTATCGCTGGTGCACGAGCTTTGGTTGAAATTGCGAATTTGTTGCCCGATGATAGCATTCTGGCTCGGTTTGTTGGTAAGCAAAATCTCGATAATTTCGGTGAAACTATTTCTAAATTTGGCGGGCATATTGCTAAGTATTATCAGAATCTTTCTGGAATTCAGATAAATAATGCCGCTACGAACAATATCATTACTGATATGCGTCGATTGATTGCATTTCTCCCTGAGATTCAGGAAGTTAGTACGAAGACTCTTACAGAATTCAGCTCTGAAATTTCTAATTTTGGTTGGAATTTGTGGCAGTTCTTCTCTTATACCTCTCAGGTTCAAGATCCGACGCCACTTGACATACTTTGCCAGAATGTTGTGCAATCTATCACAGCACTTCGTGAATATATTGAGCAATTCCGTCAGGCAGGTCAAGATTGCGTTGCTGGATTCTTGGAGGGTGTTGCCGGTAACGAATCTCTTGAGACTGTTAAGACCAGTGGTGCTAATTTCGGTAATGCATTTCTGAATGGTTTCCGAAAAGTTACTGGATGGCATTCTCCATGGACTGAGATGATCGCTGCTGGATGGGATGCTATTAAGGGTTTGTTCTTGCCGACTGAGAGTGAAGAAGCAAAAGCCCCTGGTGAAAATCTTGGCAATAAAACCCTTGAGGGATATGACTCAGCAATCAATGGGAAGTTCGAAGAAAAACCGGCCAAAGCAGCGGCCGAACTAGCGAATGGTGCTATTGCAAATGGTGACAAAGCTGAATCTTCCGGCGCCTATATGGGTAGTCGTATGCTTCAGGGGCTCGGTAAAGCTTTGGAGAATCCTGGAGCATATGTAAAAGAGCAGATCAAAAAAGTTACTGGTGCCGTCGATGAATACGCTGATGTTGATAAAAACAATGGCCTTGTTGGGCTTTCCGGCCTCGGATTTGATACTAGTGAAACTGATTCTGCAGTTTCTGAGCTTACCAATAGTCTCACCAATACAATTACACAGGCGACCAATAATTCGTCTGGTGCATTCTCTGCTTCTGGCACGAAGGCTGCGGATACATTCTTAACAGCATTCGATTCGAAGCTTTCCGATCTTGATCTGGATCTTTCCACGATTGATTTGGAGCAGGAACTTTGGGAAGCAACGATCGGTAAGACTGCTTCTGAACATGATAAGCAAGCCAAAGAAACAGAAGTCATTACTGAGAAGATCAAAATTCAAAATGAGAAAGTCGATCAAGCAAACCAGAAGTACGAGTATACTGTCAAGAAGATGGGCAAGACGAGCGAAGATGCTAAGAAGGCCTATCAGCAACTTTTGCAGGAACAGATTGATTTGGCTAATCTCATGGACAAGGTAAACAATACTCGTGAGACTGTCTCTGACAACTCGACTGATGCAATGGTTGCATACGCACAATGGATTGGCGAATCTAAGGATGACCTTCTGAAACTTGGTTTCACAATGGAGCAGATTTCGGCTGCTGCGGCTGAGCGCACAGGTTACAATCTGAAGAATACAACCCAGACAATGACTGATTCTGTAACCAGTGCAGTTTCCACTGCTATGAGCACAGTTTCCGATACCTATCTTGCTACGGCTGAGTCTACGCTTGGGGCACTCACTACCAATTTCGAGGGTTACGGTACGCAATATGCTACCTCTATCGGAGAAGGTATGAAGACGACAACTTCGGCCGTTACTGCTGGTGCGCAGGCTTTGACAACTGCTGGTAAGAATCAACTCACACAGGATTCTGGTCAATGGTATACACTTGGCCAGATGTGTGCAGAAGGCTTCAAGCAGGGTATTCTTTCAAAGAGCGAAGAAATCGCAATAGCTGCAAGGGAAGTTGCAGCGGCAGCTTTTACTGCTGTTCAAATAGAAGTTGATTCGCATTCTCCTTCTCGTAAGTTTATGTGGCTTGGCGAGATGTGCGGCCTTGGTATGTCAATTGGTTTTCAGAATATGGAGGGCGAGATCTCTCATTCTGCGACTCGTGTTTCTGAAGAGACGATTGCTGCTGCAAGAGATACTATCGGACAGCTTGCCGATATCATTGATACTGACCCGACGCTTCATCCGCAGATTGCTCCTGTTGTTGATTTGACGCATATTCGCTCTGGGTTTAATAAACTCGGTTCGATGAAGACACCAGTCATTAGTACTTATGTAACCGGCGCTCGTGTAAATGCGGTTGCAAATTCTCTGAGCTCCCGTGAAAACGGTATGAAGCAACCGGTTCCGCAGAATAATCAAAATGGGCCTCAGGTTGTCGAGTTCGTGCAGAATAACTATTCTCCGAAATCTCTCAGCCGCTCCGAGATCTATCGCAATACTAACAATCAGTTTACTGCTTTCAAGGAGGCGATTTCTAAGGTATGATCAAGTCCATTACGGTAATCAATCCGAAGGGCGAATCTCTCGAGCTGGATCTCTTTCATCCTGAAAAATCGGGGCTGATTGTTAAGAGTATTACTGGCCTGGGACCCCCGAAAGCTAATATCAATTCAACGGATCTGGCCACGGCGGATGGGGCTCTTTACTTGTCCGCACGGGCCAGCACCCGTAATATTGTCTTCAATCTGCAGTTCATGTTTGCGCCGACGATTGAAGATATTCGACAGAAAACCTATAAGTACTTTCCTCTAAAAAAAGAAGTTACGATCCGCGTTGAAACTGACAACCGTTCTTTGGAAACGAAGGGCTATGTGGAGTCTAATATGCCGGATATTTTCTCTCGAGAGGAAAGCGCACAGATTTCGATTCTCTGTCTGGATCCATTTTTCTATGATCCTTACCCAAGTGTAACCCAGTTTGCAACAGTAACACCGAACTTTGAATTCCCCTGGTCTAATGAATCTTTAGAAGAGGATCTTATTGAGTTCGGCATTATCAATCTTGATACAAGATCCATTCTTGATTATCATGGGGACGTTGATACCGGTGTTCTCATTACAATCCATTCTCTTGGAAAAGTGACTGGACCGATTGTTGTGTACAATGTTGAGACGCACGAGTCTATCAAGATTGATTTGGACCGCATCAAGACGCTGATTGGACGAGAATATTCGAATGGTGATGACATCATCATTTCCACAGTGAGTGGAGATAAGTATGTGCAGATCTTGCATGATGGCAAGTATACCAATGCAATTTCTGCCATTGAAAAGCTTGCTGATTGGTTCCAAATTTCAGTTGGAAAAAACATCTTTAACTTTACGGTAAAAGAAGGCATTTCCAATATCGCAATGACATTCTCTTATCGAAATGCTTATGGAGGTATCTAATTATGGAATTCATGGTCTTGAATAAGAACTATGATGGCATCGCCATGATTGATACATTCACCTCGGCTATTTGGACAGTTCGGTATGATGAGGCCGGTGATTTCGAGATTTATACGCCTGTTCGGCTTGACTATATCCAAGTTATGCAGATCGGAAACTATCTTTGGAATCGAGATAGTGATCGGTTAATGGTCATCGAGACAGTTGAGATTGAAACTGATTCTGAGGAAGGCCCACAGCTAATTATTACTGGGAGAAGCCTTGAAAGCATTCTGGATCGACGCATTGTTACAAGCTCTCAAAATTTCTCTGGAAATTTGCAGAGTGTGCTCTTTGCAATTATTCAAAATGAGGTTATTTCTTCCGATGAAACAAGACAAATCCCAGGGTTCTCTTTAAAGGCCAACTCGGATTCTCGGATTACCAGTATCGCTATTTCTGAATTGAGTATTCGTGGCGAAAATGTCTATGATGTAGTCTGTAGTCTTTGTCAAGCAAATAAAATTGGTTGGCGGATTCTTCCTAAAGGTGCTGGTGGCTTCGAGTTCGAGCTTTATGTTGGCACCGATCGATCTTATGCACAGTCTGTAAATCCTTATGTCACATTCTCCCCATCTTTTGAAAACCTTTTGAATTCGAACTACATCAAATCTTTTAAGTCCTATAAGAATAGCATTTATGCTATTGGAACTTATCAGAAAGAAGTTATTCTTCAAAATAAGTACAAAGATGACAACGGCGAATGGGTAGTTGAGGAACAGACAACTTACGAAGAAGCCGAGGTTATTACTTGGCAATATTCGGAAACGGCAACGCCAAGTGGACTCGCTCGAAGAGAAATGTTCATCGATAATGGTGGGGTCAATGATGGCGAACAAGGCGGTGAATATGCTACTTGGAACGCTGTCAACAAAGAAAAAGCCATTGCAGAACTTGGCGAACATCAGACAACTACTGCTTTTGAAGGCGAACTGGAAGCAACCAGACAGTATATCTATGGAGAAGATTTCAACATAGGTGATATTGTTCAGGTCGAAAATGAATTCGGAATTACTGGTACGGTCTACATTTCTGAGATTGTATTTTCTCAGGATGTGAATGGTATCACGATTACTCCTACTTTTACGTCCACGGAGGACGAAACTATTTGGTAAAGGAGGTTCTTTATGGCTGTAACTTATGGCTTTTATAACTCGCTAAATAAGGATCGAGTTTACAATGCTGAGCAAATGAGTTCCATATTTAATGGAATTATTACAGATGGCGTGTTCGCATCTATCGGCGGATCTTTAATGCCGATTGCGGGAACCGGAATGCAGGTTGTTGTGAAGACTGGTAAGTGCTGGTTTAATAGCACTTGGACATTAAATGATGCGCTTTTTCCTTTGGATATTCCTGCGGCAGACGTGAGCCTTACTCGAATTGATGCCGTTGTTGTGGAGATTAATTCTGCGGTTAGTACGCGTGCAAATACCATTAAGGTGATTAAGGGTACTCCCTCGGCTAATCCTGCAAAACCTGCGTTGGTCAATACGGAGACTCTACATCAGTATGCACTTGGCTATGTAACTGTCGGTGCTGGCGTTACTAGTATCACTGCAGATAAGATCGAGGTAAATGTTGGTAAGACAACTTGCCCATTTATTACCTCTGTTCTTCAGCAGACTGATATTACTGCACTATTTGATCAGTGGGATGCGGAATTTAATACATGGTTTGCAAATATTCAGTCTCAGCTTTCTGGTGATATTGCGGCTAACCTTCAGAGGCAAATCGACGAGCTGAAAGACGCAAGAAACATTAAGATCAGTAGTGAATGCGCCAATATTTTGAATATTGATTCTAATAGTAGCGTAGACGATGGCCTTAAAAGTCTTGGAATTAAAACCAATATGCTTGTTCAAGGATCTGCAACCTTAAAGCTAAAAGTCGTTGACAGATCTGGAAAACCGGTTTCAGGTGTTCGAATCGCGAATGTGTTTCCAATAAATTCTGGGGATACGGCTCTGACGAATGATAATGGCGAGCTTACTGCATATATAAATGGGCATGGAGCAACTATCTCTATTTCTGGATATGGAGATATTCAGGATGCAACTATGGATATTTCTGTCAATCCTGGTAAAACAATTTCAAGGACTCTCACGGTTACGCGTAGAAACTTCTTAAAGATAGCAAAGAGTCAGAACATTAGATTCTCACCAAATTGCCGTTCGATTGACTTTACACTTGGCGGTGGCGGCGGTGGCGGATGCGGCTATGGATATAATTCTGCAAGGGACTTATATCAATATCTATATAATGCTGGTGGAGCTGCTGGCGGTGGTGCTGGCGGTGGCGGCGGATATGTTACCGAAAAAAAATCTGTCAGTATTTTGGTGAATCATGACTATCCGATTATTATTGGTGCTGGTGGTGCTGGTGGTGGAACTATATCAAGCAATATTGATCCAAATCAACTTGGCGGAGATGGGGGTATTAGCTCCTTTTTAGAAAACGTAGCTGAGGGTGGAAAGCACCCCACATTCCAACAAGAAGCCTTTAATGGCGCAGGAAAATACATTGGAGGTATCGGAAATGGTTCCGGCGCAGACACTAGAGATCTAGTTAGTAGCGAATCAGAACAATTTACTCCAAATTCTGGATCTGCTGGAACGCAACAAATATATACATCGTTTTCTCAAAGTACACTATATGGTGGTGGCGGTGGCGGTGGTGCTGTTTTGGCTGCTAGATATGGTACTAACCTTTCGAACCTATCTGGTGGTAGTGGTGGATCGCCAGCAGGAGGTTCTGGTGGAAATTCTGTTTATCCGAACAGCAGCAATGCTACGATAAATCCGGGCAATCCCGGACATGATGAGCTTGGTGGTGGTGGCGGTGGCGGTGCAACTGGTAATATTTCCAAAGATTATGAATTTGGTGCTGGTGGTCGTGGAGGAAATGGTGTCCTTGCCATCCGTATGTATTTAGCCGTTAGTTAAGGTGGTGTAATCATGTACTGTATTGTTGAAAATGGGATCATAGTAAACATTATAGTGAGCGATAAGACCTTTGCGGACAGTATTGGCGCATTGGAATCTTATGATGGAGCCGCTATAGGAAGTAAATATGACCCTCCAATTCCAGTTAGCAGACTCGACAAAATAGAAGCACAGGTCGCCTATACTGCCATGATGACCGATACATTGATCGGAGGCCAAAATGAAGGATAAGATTGCACTTTGGTATGCACAGAGACTTTGGACTTCAAATATGGTTCAAAATGCTGTTGAAAAGAAAATTTTGACACAGGATGAAGCTGACAAGATCCTTTTGAAGAAAACCTAATATGAACTCAATATGGGTTTCATATATAAAAAATCAAAAAGGAGAAACACTATGGAAAAAAAGTTCGAACAGATCATCAACGAAGGTAAGAGAACCGGCAAAAAGGTAACTGAGATCAATGCCGAATTGAAAGCCGCCGGTGCAAATTTCCATTTGGATTTTGAGGGGGCTGTTTCTGGATGGTCCGAAAAAGAAATGGAAGAGGGCTTTATCCCTGCAAAGGAAGAGTCTAAAAATACCGGCGGCACTTTGAATTTGAGTCGTGATGTCAAACTGGCAAACAAAACTCAGATTCAGGAACTGGCTGGGAGCAAGGTTGCAATTACCTACGATAAGGATGGTTATGC